TTGACGGGACCCACTCCGACTTCAGACTGCGGAACAGGCGCTCCATCGGCGAGTTATCCCAGCAATTCCCTCGGCGACTCATCGCCGGGCGATGAAGAGCGCCGGCGCATTCAGGACCGTTTAAAGCTGGAGCAGGACTACCAGAGCCAGAGCGCCAAGCTGCAGGAACAACGCAACCGCGGCGAAACCAACGGCGGCATCAGCCAGAGCCAGTACGAAAAGGAACTCGCTGCTCTGGACGATTATCACCGTAAGGCGCTGGCCAAGCAGAACGACTACTTCCATCAAGTCGATGAGACTCAGAAGGATTGGTCATTGGGAGCCAGATCGGCGTTCAAGACCTATCTGGAGAGTGCTCGGGACGTGGCGGGCCAAACCAAGAACCTGTTCACCAGCGTCTTCAGCAGCATGGAGGATGCAGTCGCGGCCTTCGCCACGACCGGCAAGTTGTCGTTCTCCGACTTCGCCAAGAGTGTGCTGGCCGACATGGCACGTATCGCAACGCGGCAGGCCGCAACCGGGATTTTTTCTGGGTTGGCTGGAAGCGTATTGGGCTCAGCGGTAAGCGGCTTTTTCGGTGGTGGTGCGGGTGGCGCCAGTGCTTCCGACTATACCGGCAGCGCTTTCACTTCCTGGGTCGCTGGTCAGCGTGCAAGCGGGGGGACGGTGGCTCCGAACTCGCTGTACGAGGTGAACGAGAGAGGGCCTGAACTGTTGAGTCAAGGAGGCCGCACATACCTTATGACTGGCGCAGAAGGTGGATCGGTTGTTCCTTTGGGCGCCGGTCGGGCGTCGATTGCTGCGGCGGGTGGCGGCTCTATGAGTATCAGCATCTACGCGCCAGTGACACTTGAGAGCCAGGATCAGGAAGCTGGAGCAATTGATCAAGCAGCTCTGCAGCGTGGACTTGAAAGTCGCTTCCGAGCGGTTGCGGTGGAAGAGATCGGTAAAGCGACGCGCGCCGGTGGACAGATTTGGCGCTCAATCAATGGGAGGTAGTTGTGGCTATTGAGACTTTCAACTGGCCAACGATGCGCCCGGAGGCCCCGGACATGAGCTTTTCGGTACGCACGGCGCAGTTCGGCGACGGCTACCGTCAGGAGGTAGCGGACGGAATCAATAACCTCCGCCAGTCTTGGCCGGTTACCTGCGTGCTGAAGGCGCAGGCTGCAGTGCAACTGATGGAGTTCATGGAACGCCACGCTGGGGCGAAATCGTTCCTTTGGACCAATCCTTTAGGGCATCTCGGGCTCTATACCTGCAAGAACCCAAGTCCAATGCCGCTGGCTGGTGGACTGGTGCGATTCACGGGTACCTTTGAACAGGCATTCCATCCATGACACTGATCACCGATATCCAGAAGCTGGAGCCCGGCGGCGAGGTCGTGCTGTTCGAGCTTGACGGCAGCGACTTCGGCGCGACGTGGTCCGGTTCCACGGACACGCTATCCCGCACAGCCCGCAGGAACTGGCCGCCGCCGGTGCCAACGCCGACCAGTTACCGGCGAAACCGATCTGGTGGCAGGGCCACGAATACGCGGCCTGGCCGGTGCAGATCGAGGGCATCGAGGCGAACAGCGATGGTACTGCGGCGCGGCCGAGCTTCACCGCCGGCAACGTCAATGGCCGGATTACGGCGCTCTGCCTGGCGTTCGAGGACCTGCTCCAGTTCCGCCTCACCATCCGGACGACGCTGGCGAAGTATCTGGACGCGGCGAACTTCCCTGGCGGCAATCCCGACGCTGATCCCTCCCAGGAGATCGTCGAAATCTGGTACTTGGACCAGAAAACCAACGAGGACGGCCAGTACGTGGCTTGGGAACTGGCCTCGCCAGGCGACGTTGGCGGCGAGCAGGTCGGCCGGCAGATGACCACCTTGTGCCATTGGGCGATGACGGGCGGGTACCGCGGGCCCGACTGCGGCTACACCGGCCCGTACTTCGACATCGACGGCAACCCCACCGATGACCCAGCCCGGGACGAGTGTGATGGCTGCCTGGGCACCGGTTGCATCCCGCGCTTCGGTGAAGGCAACCAACTGCCCTTCGGCGGCTTCCCTGCCGTCTCGATCATCGCCAGGAGCTGACCATGCTCAAGCACATCCTGTTTGCCGTGCAGAAGCACGCTGCGGCAGAGTATCCGCGCGAGTGCTGCGGACTGATCATCCGTTCTGGCCGGAGCCAGCGATACGTTCCCTGCGAAAACACCGCTGCCGACGCCGGCGAGGAGTTCCGCATCGCGCCGGAGGCGTATGCAGAGGCAGAGGATCAGGGAGAGATCGTCGCCGTGGTGCATAGCCACCCCGATGCCACCAGCCGACCGAGTGCCGCAGATGTCGCGATGTGCAACGCCTCGGGCCTGACTTGGCACATCCTGAGCTGGCCGGAGGGCGACCTGCGTACCATCGAGCCCGTCGATCAGGTGCCGCTGCTCGGGCGCGCGTTCGTACATGGGGTGCAGGACTGCTGGCAGGTCTGCGCCGACTGGTACCAGAGGGAGTGGGGCATCGAGTTCCCGCACTTCGAGCGTGCCGATGGCTGGTGGGAGCGGGCAGACGGTCCGAGCCTCTACGAGCAGCAGTTCGAGGCTGCAGGATTCGTCCGGGTGGATCGGCCGCAGCGCGGCGACATGATCGTGATGGCGGTGGGGCGCACCGCGCATCCGAACCACGCCGGGATCTACCTGGCGGACGACCCATCACTACCTGGCGAGGATATGCAACACTTCGGCGCCGGGCCGTTCCTGTTGCACCACCTGTACGGCAAGCCCAGCGAAATCATCGTGTTCGGTGGGCCGTGGCTCGACCGGATGCGACTGGTGCTGCGGCATCGGGACGCAAAATGAAGCGGCTTAGCCGCAGGAGGCAATGATGCAAGCAGAACAGCAGATTGTTTTGAAGTGCCTGGACTCGATGGCGTTGTCCTTGGCTGACCACGGCCATCACTGGACCACCGAACAGCGCCAGGCATACGAGGCGAGCGTGGCCTACCTCACTTCTGACGGTTGTAAGGAGACTGATTCGTCGGTTTCAGGCTGATCTTTTCCTCTGCGGCTTTGGCGTAGATCGAATCCTCAGACCGTCCCAGCTTGAGGCCTATCACGCGGGTAGGGGTATTTTCCTTCGCTAGCTTCTTGAGCGCATCGACATCGGCCTTCGTCCAAGCCTTCCCTGCATTCTCGGGTTGCTTCGCCATGTGACCTCCCAGGTCGTCGAGCCCCAGTCCATGGGCTTTCCGGCAATGGACCGGGGCGTTTCATTGGAGGCACAACGCTACTACGCCTGGATCCAATCCCGTTACTGGGTTTGTGTCCAGGGTGGATGGGTGGACAGCCTAGGTACCTAGAGCTAGACGAGCCTCGTCGGGCATGATAGTAATTCGACATCAAGCCATCAGCGGGATACAAGGAGCGACAGAGTGGATATGGAAGACAAAACAAGCTCGAAGGTTGCATTCGCCAGATTCGGCACCACCGATTTTCAGAGAGTGTTAGATGAGCACTCTCTCAATCTGTCAGGGATTGCATTGAATGAGCTTGTTGGGCTGGACTTCGTGGTGATGTGCGGTGGCCACATCCCGGAATGGGTGGCCAAGGTGGAGGAAGTCGTCCTGCCAAAGTCTACTGGCACCTGTGAGGTGAGATTGTCGGAGGTACGTTCCTTGGTGGGGATTTGGGGAACGAAAGAAGTGAATGATGCGATAAACGAGACTTACTACAATTTTGATGGGTCTCGTACAATTCTCACTGAGTACCCCTCGGATAGGATTTTCACTGTAGGTAATCCAGTTCAGCTTCGGGCGAAAACAGATTTTCGTGGAGCATTGAGCCTCGAACTTGCAGCTCAAGAAGTTGCTGCGACTTATCGAGTCAAGCCCAGTCAGGTGAGGATCACGATTTCATCTGAAGTCTGACAATCTCAATCTGAAGAGCCCAGCCCCGCGCTGGGCTTTTTGCATCTGGCGCCATGAAAAGCCCGGCGCTTGGCCGGGCTTGGGGTTACTTATTTTTCGTTGAGCGGCCGTCGAAAATTTTTCGCTCCTCAAGCTCGGCGAGGATCATGCTCTCATCGTCCGAGCCATCTTTGATTTGCTTGAGACGCTTCTCTCTCTGACTGTCAGCCTCACCTGGATCCATCCGGCTTTGCATCTGCTCAATCTCTTCCTTGGAAAAAAGGGTAGGAGGGCGGATGCCAAGAATCTCGTCGTGTGACCAGGCGATCAGTCGCGCGAGAAAGAAATGCTTGTATTCATCAATGGACAACTGCGCTTCGGCAGCAGCTTGCTCCAGCCGCTCATATAGTCCGGCAGGCACCTCAACAGCGATTTTGGTTCCCTCAGCGAAGGCGGCCAACTCGCCAGGGCAGCCTAGAGCCTCCTCGAGTGCCCACAGCGCCTTTTTTCTCGGCTTGGACTTTCCAGATTCGTATTTCGATATCTGCGACCAGGAAAGACCTGCCATCGCGGCAAGATCCCTCTGAGTGAGGCCTTTCTGCGTGCGAAGTCGGATGAGTTTGTCAGCGAAGAGATCGGTCATTTGGGGCTCAAAAGGTGCGTTGCATCCGTACAGCGTACGTTCCTAGAAACGTACAAAGCAACAAATGACACATCGGTGTTTGACAAATGAAGCAAAGGAAGCAAGAATCACCTGTAGAAAGGAAGCAAAGGAAGCATGGTAATGGGAAGCGAGAAAATCACTACGGCGGTACGGATGCTTTGCACTCTGCGGCAAAAGCTGGAGCAGCGCGCGGAGGAGAACGGTCGCAGCCTGAGCGGCGAGATCGTTTTTCGTCTGAGGAAGTCCTTGGAGCAGGAGATGCAGGATGGGCAAAAACAGCGGGCATGAAAAAGCCCCAGTGCTGGCGGGCGCTGAGGCTTTGGGTAACGAGATCAACTTCGGAGAAGAAATCGTCATGGGCGATAATAGCACAGCTGCGTCCCGTGTCATCCCGTTCCGCTCGGCAAAGCTTCTGCTCGTTGAGCGCGACGGCCAGCCGTTCGTTCCAATGAAGCCGGTGGTGGAGGGCATGGGGCTGGCCTGGCAGAGCCAGCACCGCAAGCTGATGGCAGGGCGGTTCGCCTCAACCATCACCGAAATGGTGATAGTTGCCCAAGACGGGAAGCAGCGTGAAATGACCTGCCTTCCACTTCGCAAGCTCACTGGCTGGCTGATGTCGATCCACCCGAACAAGGTCCGTCCGGAACTGCGCGAAGGCATCATCGCCTACCAGAACGAGTGCGACGACGTGCTCTGGGCCTACTGGAACGAGGGAGCCGCTGTTCGGCGTGATGACCGAACCGCGGCCAGCGTACTCGCCACCACAATCGGAACCGATGGCTTCCACTGCCTGGCTGCCGTCGTCGATGGCAAGGTGCGGCACCTGCCGTCGGCGATTCGCCGAGGCGCCAAGAACCACATCTGGAGCCAGGTACACAAGGCGTTCAGCGTCGTGACCGCCGAGGACATCCCGGCCGACCAGCTCGACAGCGCGCGGAACTTCATCGCCGCCTACGCCTTGGAAGGCGAGTGGCTGCCGAAGGATAAAGCTGCGTCGGCCGTCGACACCTGCTCGTGGTCGAACATTGCGTTTCTGGTCGACTGTGTGGAGAAGTGCTGGAAGATCGTTGAGAGCCGTCGTCTGGCCACTCACCTCAGCGGGCTCGGTTGTAATGCTGGTGTCGAGTTAGCGAGCTTCCTGTGGGATGGCCTGGGTTCCGCAGCGCACGTGAGGAAGTACTGCGCCAACGAGCTGAACTGGCAGAAGGGGGCTTCGGCCTTAGGGTATGGGCCGTAAACGGCATGGAGAGGGCGCCTTCGGGCGCCCTTTCTGTTTCTGCTGGGCGGATTCTGGGTTTTGATGCTGGCCAGGTGATGGTAGATTGCGAGCTTTTAGGAGGCTGGATATGGAAAGCGGTTCCTCTTTATTGCTCGGTTTTGTCCTTCTGATTGGAGGTGTTGTCCTCTACTTTTTACCTGCAATAATCGCTGAAAATAGAAAGCATCATAATAAAGGCGCGATAACTGTATTGAACTTGCTTCTCGGATGGACCTTTGTGGGATGGGTTGCCGCTTTGGTTTGGGCTGCGTCTGCCACAAGAGAGAGTGAGAGCAATAATTCCGTGAGTCGAAATAATCTAAATCTGCAAGCTCAAACAAGTGATGTTCGACCGTGTCCGTATTGCGCCGAGATGATTAAGTGCGCTGCGATCAAGTGTCGTTACTGTGGAGCTGATGTTGACTCGGTAGCGGAGAAGTCAGCGCCAGTCGGAGTAAGTGTTGGCTGGGCTGTAAAGGTGAAGTGTAAGTCCGCAGAAGAGGTTAATGGTGCGAAGGCTAAGTTTGATGAATTGAAACTGCCTATAGCTTCAGCTTCGGGCTTGACGGTGATAGTTGGACCATTTTCTGACAAGCGCTCGGCCAATTCAGTATTGAGAGAACTTGGAGTTTCGCACTATATTCATGGGGATCTTTACTGGATCAAAGGTCGGTAGATTTAACTAACGGTTTTTTCGAAGAACCGCCTCCGGGCGGTTTTTTATTACCTGGAGAAACACATGACCACCGCAGCGCACCACACTCCGATGACCACCATCAAACTCTACGGCGCGCTCCGGCAGTTCGGCCGGGAGTACCGTATGCTCGTCGGGTCGACTGCGGAAGCGATCAAGGCCCTGTGCGTGCAGATTCCAGGCCTCGAGCGCTTCCTCGCCAATGCCCATCTGCGAGGTATGGAGTTCGCTGTATTCCGTGGGAAACGGAACATTTCCCAAGATGAGCTGCAGTTCGGGGGCGCCGAGGAGATTCGCATTGCTCCGGTCATGCGTGGCCGGAAGCGTGGCGGGTTGGTGCAGACGATAGTCGGGGCTGTGCTGATCGCTGCTTCCTACGCTTTTCCCGTCATAGCCCCGTATGCGCTGCCTGCAGGGATAGGGATGGTTGCCGGCGGCGTCATCCAAATGCTCAGCCCCCAAGCCAAGGGCCTGAGCCAGTCAGCCGCCCCGGAGAACCTGCCCAGCTACGCCTTCGGCAGCGCCAGAAATACTACCGCCAGCGGGAACCCGGTGCCGATCTGCTACGGGAAGCGCCGTTGGGGCGGGGCGATTATCTCGGCTTCAGTCTATGCAGAAGATAAAGTATGAAATAAGATCAAAGTTCCATTTTTTCTATTTGGTGGCTCTGGATGAAAGTTAAGGATTTAATCGGTCTGCTCGAAAAGCTTGATGGTGATTTGAATGTTGTTTGTTATCTTGAAAAAGATAATGACGTTAAGCTTTTCTATGTTGAAAGTGCCTCTATGGTGTTTGCCGAGTTATCACGAGACTCCTCTCGGGCTCCTGTCGTTAAATTTACTGGCGATACGGAAGGTAGAAAAATAGCGCTCATTGAGTTAACTGACGATTTCTAACTTGTGTTTTCACACAATCCCGGCATTGCCGGGATTTTTTTTGCCTGGAGAAAACCATGGACGCAGTTCACCAGCCCCTGGCCGGCCGCAAGGGCGGCAGTAGCAAGCCGAAACAGCCGGTCGAGGCACCCGACAGTCTGCGCTCGGTCGCGACGGCCAAGATCCTGCTCGCCGTGGGCGAAGGCGAGTTCGCCGGCGTTCCGAGCGAGCGCGATATCTACCTCGACAACACCCCGCTGATGGACCCGAGCGGTAACCTGAACTTCCCGAACGTTAAGTGGGAGTGGCGCGCGGGGTCGGTGGACCAGGACTACATCCCTGGCATCCCTGCCGTTGAGAACGAAACCAGCGTCAACGTCGAGTTGCGCAGCGATACGCCCTGGGTTCGCTCGCTGAGCAATATCCAGCTTTCCGCAGTGCGTCTGCGCTTCGCCTGGCCAGCGCTCCAGCAGCAGGACACCAACGGCAACATCGGCGGGTACCGGATCGAATATGCCGTAGATCTGGCCACCGACGGCGGCGCCTATCATGAGGTGCTGCGCGAGGCCGTCGATGGCAAGACCACCACCCGCTACGAGCGTTCCCGCCGGATCGACCTGCCGGCGGCCACCAATGGCTGGCAGGTGCGCGTCCGCCGCCTGACGCCGAACCAGAACAACAACCGCATCGCCGACACCATGCTGGTCGCCGGCTACACCGAGGTGATCGACGCGAAGCTGCGCTACCCGAACACGGCCCTGCTGTACGTCGAGTTCAGCGCAGAGCAGTTCAGCAACATTCCGGCTGTCACAGTCGACTGCCGCGGGCGGAAGGTCCAAGTGCCGAGCAATTACGATCCGGAGACCCGGGCCTACCTCGGCATCTGGGACGGCACGATGAAACAGGCCTGGACCGACAACCCGGTCTGGCACACCTACGACATCGTGACCAACGATCGCTTCGGTGTGGGTAAACGCATCAAGGCCTGGATGGTCGATCGCTGGGAGATGTACCGGATTTCCCAGTACTGCGACCAGTTGGTGCCGGATGGGAAGGGTGGCCAGGAGCCGCGACACACCTGCAACCTGAACCTGCAAAGCCGCGCCGGGGCCTGGGAGCTGCTGCGTGATCTCACCGCGATCTACCGTGGTATGGCGTACTGGGCCCAGGGCCAACTGAAGATCCAGGCGGATATCCCGCGCGCCACCGACGTCGATTTCGCCTACACCCGGGCCAATGTCATCGACGGCCGCTTCAGCTACGGCTCGGCCAGTGAGCGCACTCGCTACAGCCGTGCCTTGGTCAGCTACGACAATCCGGCGAACAACTACGACACCGACGTGGCTGTGGCCACCGATAAGCGCCTGCAGCGGCGTTACGGCGACAACCCGGTCGAGGTGGCAGCCATTGGCTGCACCCGCGAGAGTGAGGCCCAGCGGCGCGGAAAATGGGCGATCCTAACCAACAGCCAGGATCGCACGGTAACGTTCCGTACCGGTATGGACGGGGCGATTCCGCTGCCGGGATGGGTGATTCCGGTGGCTGACGCGCTGTTGGCTGGACGGGAGATCGGCGGGAGGATCTCGGCGGTTGCTGGCCGAGTGATCACCTTGGATCGCGACACCCAGGTGAAAGCTGGCGACCGGCTGTTCCTGAACCTGCCCAGCGGTAAGGCTGAGGCGCGATCCGTGCAGTCGGTCGCCGGGCGCGCGGTGACCGTGACGACAGCCTACAGCGAGACCCCGCTACCGGAACTGGTCTGGACCCTCGAGGCCGACGACCTGGCGGTGCCGCTCTACCGTGTGATGAAAGTCAGCCAGCCGGAGCGCGGTGTCTTCGAGATCACTGCGCTGCAGTACGAGCCCGGGAAGTTCTCAGCGATCGACACTGGCGCCAAGTTGGAGAGCCGGCCGATCAGCGTTATCCCGATCACCACCGTGGCGCCGCCGGCGAGCGTCACGCTGACCTCGCACTACCAGTTCGATCAGGGGTTGGCGGTCAGCACGATGACCATCGCCTGGCCTGCAGTAGAAGGGGCGGTGGCCTACGACGTGGAGTGGAAGAAGGACAGCGGCAACTGGATCCGCCTGCCGCGTACCGGCACCACCAGCGTCGATGTGACCGGCATCTACGCAGGAGGCTATCTGGCGCGGGTGCGCGCGGTGTCGGCCTTCGACATCACGTCGGTCTGGAAGAGTTCGATCCTGACCCAGCTCAGCGGCAAGACCGGCGCGCCGCCGGCGCTGGCGTTCCTGCGTACCACCAGCGGGCCGTGGAAGATCGGTCTGGAGTGGGGATTCCCGGCCAGTGGAGCGGCGGACACCGCCTACACCGAGATCCAGCAGTCGGTCACCCCGGGCGGCAGCGAACAGAACGCAACTGCCCTGGGCTTGTTCGCATACCCGACCGACACCCACACGCTGACCTCGCTGGCGGCCGGCGCTCGCCTGGCCTTCCGCGGGCGGCTGATCGACAGGACCGGCAACGTCGGCCCCTGGTCGGCCTGGGTCGACGGCATAAGCTCGACGGATGCGAGCGAGTACAACGAGCTGATCACCAAGGAGTACGTCGAGTCCGCGCTGGGCGAACAGTTCTTCGCCGAAATCGATCAGATGCAGGTCGATATTAGTGGCCTGCAGGACCAGATCGACAATCTGACTGATGTGCTGGCCTACGACCCGACGAAGACCTACGCGAAGAACGATATCGTGCGGGTCGGCAACCGGCTGTATCAAGCGAAGCAGGCGGTGCCGCTCAACGCCTCGCCGCCGAACGCGACCTACTGGGCCGACATCGGACAGTCGATCGAGACGGCCAACGGCCTGGCCCAGCAGGTGGCCACCAACACCGCGGATATCACCGAGCTCGACGGCAAGGTCGAAGCGGCGGCTTCGAGCCTGGATGTTCTGCAGGCTGCTGCCCGCCGGGAGCCGGCGACGGGAGAGAAGGCGGATGCGCTGAAGGGCTGGGACACCATTGCTCGAGCCGCCACCGAAGTCACCGTGCGGGCGAACGAGGACGAAGCGCAGGCGAAGCGGACGAGCTTGCTTGAAGCGCGGACTGCAACTGCGGAGGGGCGCATTACCACGGTCGAGCAGGTGACCGCGAGCGACAGACAGGCCACTGCCCAGCGCATCGACCAACTTTCAGCGGAGGTGGGTAGCAACAGTGCGGCAATCCAGACCACGCAGAGCGTTGTAGCGTCACTGGATCAGGGCGTGAAGGCGATGTACAGCGTCAAGCTCCAGGCGCATGCCAATGTACAGCAGTACGCCGCTGGCTGGCAACTGGGCTTCGACAGCGGCACGAGCGTGACGACCATGGCGTTCCAGGCTGATCGGTTCCTCTGGTTCAACAGTTCCAGCGGGCAGACCGTGGCGCCGGTCTCGATCGTCGGAGGCCAGATGTTCATCAACAACGCGATGATTCAGGACGGTTCGATTACGAACGCGAAGATCGGCAACGTGATTCAGTCGACCGCACTCGGTGCCAACGGCGAGCCGCTGTGGAAGCTTGATAAAGCAGGGAGTTTGACGATGAACAGCGCAACGTCCGGAGGCTTCATGAGGCAGACAGCGGAGGCCGTTAAAGTCTACGACGCGAACCTGGTGTTACGGGTACAGATCGGGAATCTCGACGCATGAGCTATGGCATCCGAATTCGAAACGCAGCCGGAGGGATCGTGATGGACCTCACCGGCCAGTCGGCGCGGACTGTATATCGACAATCGATTGGAGCGATCACAGGAGGAATGGCAGTGAGTATTCCCGGCTTTGATCCCGCTCGTGGTGTAGTTTTCTTAATCTCAAGCGGCTACCCATTTGGAAACGTCCCTTCCTATAGAATATCTGGAAATGTAATTACGTTTTTGCGAGACGGATCTCCAAATGTTACCTATGTCCTGCATGCGGTAATGTTCTCATGAGCTACGGTATCCTTGTTCGAGGGAACAATGGGCAAACAATTATCGATGACTCAAACCCCTGCATGCATATTGTTGAAGGTGGGGTGTATGGCGTTCAAGGAGCGGTGGAAATTGTTGTAAGCTACTCGGCGCCAATTAATTCGCCCTACGAGCCATATGTATACTTCTGTCCTAATGGGCCTCACCAGATTTATAGATTTCGACATCTGGGAGGGGCTGGGGCTTGGTCTGGATTTGCGTTTTACCAGTCTAGTTTCCAAGATACCGACCCGCCGGTATATGGAGGAAAGTGGAAGGCCGCAGCAGTCATGCTACCCCGTATAGGAGAGTGGGGCATGCATGTATTCGATGCTCAGTCGCGTGTCATGTTCGACAGTAATCGCGAGATTGTACGGTTTGTTGGAGGGGCGCAGGAGTGGGAGTTATACGCACATAACCCTAATTGGCCCGGAGGTATGCACATGCAAACATGGGCACTTCCATATCCATATGGGTTGTCCACCTATTTTCTGGTGAGTCATTTTAATCTAAAGCATATCTATACTCTGGAACCCCCTCGTATAGGGTTCCTGTACAATTCCCGGGCCATGATTTTCGTCTCCTCGTTAGTTCCGGATGAGATCGGATTTAAGTTCAACTGGCCACTCATTGTTGTCGCGTAATTTGATGGAGGCTTAAATGGCATGGTATTCAACCGGCACCGTCGCGGTGACAGAAAATAGCCCGACCGTCACCGGCACCGGAACTCAGTTTTCTTCTAATGTCCGGGTAGGCGACGCCTTTATTGCCCCTGACGGGCGCCTCTACGAAGTGAGCAACGTCGCCAGTTCGACGGTCATGTCGATAAAGCCCAACTACCGGGGCAGCACGGCTAGCGGCCAGCCCTATGCGGTGGCGCCAATCCTGGGTTACGACAAGGAGCTGAGCGATCGATTCAACCTGATAGCGAACCAGTGGGGAGGGACGCTGGCCGGCATTCAGCCGTGGGCAACGGCACCGACGCCGGCCCAGGCGAGGAACTCGCTCGAGTTGCGCAGCGCCGCCCAGGCCGATATCGGTACAATGCTTGGAAACGCCATGCCGGTCGGCGCATTCGGGATTGGTTCTGAGCGTCCTGACCGAGCACCATCGATTCATCGTTATGCGACAAGCGTCGAGATATTCGATTCGACAACTGTTGACTCCGTGGCAACTGGCATTAGCAACGGATCTGTGTTGACGATCGGCTACGACGGATCCGACTTGCGAGGAGCGCAGATGTTTTTCGGCCAGGTGCCGGCATCTACGGTCAAAGGTCGGTGCGGGAAATTCTCGTCTGCCCCTATTTTCGAGTTCTACACGACTATAAACACGACGAGAGCAACCGACGGGACGCTTCGTGCTGCATCGCCGGTCGTGCGTATCGCCAACGTTGATGGGAGCTTGAGACCGGACCTCAACGAACTGGACTTCGAGCCTGCGGGGGCTTGGGGTGTAGCCAACGCAGAGGCCCGCGGCGTTACTGTTCAACGGCTCGCCGTTGGCGTCTACAAGGTCTCTGGTAGCCTGGGGCTAGCGAAAGAGGGCTGGCGCGTGATCGACCCTGCGTCTCCCGACGGCGGTCGCCCACTCGGTATCACTGACAGCGAACAGGCTGAGGATGGGACGGTCACCATCCGGCTCTTCAAACAGCGCTGGACACTCAGTGACGACGGCGAAATGGTGCTCGGGAAGGGCGCCCCACTGGATGTCCCGCTCAACAGTTGGATCGATGTCCGATTGTCGATGCCGGCACCTCCCGAGATGCAGCCCGAGACTCTATGACCAGCCCGCACTCTGCGGGCTTTTTTTTTGTGCCTGGAGATCAGCATGCCTATCACTGAGCAGCAACTGCTGCAAATCCTCCCGAACGCCGGCCCTCGCGCCGGCGTTTTTGTTGGTGCGCTGAACCGCGGGATGACGCGCTTCGGTATCACGTCGCCTGTGCGAGTCGCCGCGTTTCTGGCCCAGATCGGCCATGAAAGCGGCCAGTTGACCCGCCTGGTGGAGAACCTCAACTACAGCGCGCGCGGCCTGGCTGCGACCTGGCCGATTCGCTACCTCGGCGCCGACGGGCAGCCCAACGCGTTGGCGCAGCGCCTGGCGCGCAATCCTCGGGCCATCGCCAACAACGCCTACGCCTCGCGCAACGGCAATGGCGACGAGGCCTCCGGCGACGGCTGGCGGTACCGCGGGCGCGGGCTGCTACAGATCACCGGCCGGGCGAACTACCGCGCCGCCGGCGCCGGGCTGGGCCAGCCGCTGGAGCAGGAACCAGAGCTGCTCGAGCAGCCGGAATTCGCTGCGCTGTCGGCGGCCTGGTGGTGGGCCAGTCACGGCTTGAACGACCTGGCCGACCGCGGCGAGTTCGCCGCCATCACTCGGCGCATCAACGGCGGCACGAACGGCCAGGCGGAGCGCCTGGCGCTGTGGGAGCGGGCGAAGAGGGTGCTGTCGTGATCTCCGCCCGTCCTTTATCGGTCGCGCTGGCCTGCCTGCTACTGCTCGGCCTCGGCGCCGCCGGCGGTGTCTGGCTCGGCGCGCGGCACTACCGGCCGCAGCTTGATGCTGCGCTGGCGGATCTGATCGCCTGCCGCGCCGCCAGGGGAGGCCGGCTTCCAGCTCCTGGATCTTTGCTGCTCAGCGTCACGCCTTGCTCTTCGGGGTCACACCCTGGCGCTCCGCCTCGAGCTGCTTCACCCAACGGCGCAAGGCCGAATCCACCACCCCCAGCGAACGGCAGGCGTCGATATGGCTGTAGCCTTGGTCCAACACCAGGGCCGCGGCCTCTCGTTTGAACTCGGCGGAAAACGTACGTCGTTGCTTGCTCAT